TTTGGGTATAAAGTAACAGATGAAACTGTAGTAGATACTGAATCAGAGTTTGAAAGAATCTTTGGGATATCTAGAATGCAGGAAGAGCCTGCAAAGAAGCTATCTCAAAAAGCAAAGAGAGCACTGTCTAGAATCCCAGTAGAAGATCTTACAGATTCATTCTTTGGATTCCAAACCTATATCCCAATAACAGATGTATTCAATGAGGTTGCTGGGGTAGTAGCTGACTCGTCTAGCTTCCAAGAAATGCTTTCTAATCTTAATGAGCAGAAGAACAGCATAAACTCTTTAAATGCTGTCTATGACTTTATAGTAAAGTTACAAGCAGAAGAACAAGCATTGCTTTACTCTACCCTTTCTTTAGGGATGAATGCCCATAGAACTCTCATAATTAATGAGACTGAAGATGGGGCAGAGACTATGTTATTCTCTCCTGTAAGATCCACAATAAAGAAGTACTTTACTAATAAGTGGAAGAACGCTGCTGTTGGGGGGAATGGGGTTTACACTATTGTCACAGATGACAAAGGAAACTTTAAAGGACTATCTATAGATAAGTCTGTTGCAGAAGAGGTACAGGCTAAATCCAAGATAGTATTTGATGGGATACAAGCCCCTGGAAATGCAGAACTTGAAGCATTTAGTGATGCACTATGGGCTATGGGTATTACTCTAGGAAAGAGTAGAGAAGAGTCAAGAGACAGAGTAAGAGAAGTATTCTCTTTAGACGGGAGATACAAGGAAAACCTAGAGGCATTTATAAATGAGACTCAGCTCAAGCAGATGATGACTGAGATGTTCTCCCCTAATAAAGAGCTCTACACTAACATATTTGAATCTGAGTCCAGAACAATAGGATTGATTGCAGATATGGTACTCTCTAAGTTTGAAACCCCAAAGGCTGCATCATTCTTAGGAGGGACTGGTAATATGATCTATGCTCTTAATCTTAAGAGTGATCTTACAATCACCAAAGAGATGATTGCAAATGGGGAATATGGGGAGATGTATCTCAATGCTATAGGGCATTCTACAAAGAGAGTAGACTCTTTGGGAACTATACTTCTTAACAATCTTAACTACCAAGAAGTATTCGAACCTGTAGACCTAGACGTGTCTAAGGTCCTATCTGATGAGAGGGATGATGTAAGAGAGTACTCTAAGATGACATATGAAGATGCTCTTATAGTTGCTCTCAATATGGCATTTCCTGCAAAAGGGAATCTTAGATACATAGCTCTTGATACTCAAGGAGATAGAGATAGACTTACATTTATTCCTGTCCCTAAATGGGAGAATAGAAAAGTAAGAGGGCTATTCGATCTTAATCAGGGTCTTGAATCTGGGAATGAAGCTGGGAGTATTATAAGAAACTACATACTTCTTGACCTTCATAGAATGGGGAGAGAGCTTACTATGGAAGATAGAAGCGAGCTCATGACCTATCACACTGAAGAAAGGTTTAGAGCATTCCAAGTTGGAGGAGAACTTTCTAAAGATCAGAATCAGATAGCTATTGATGCTATGGCGTATATGGATAACCCCAATACCCCAATGCCAGAAGAGCTAGCTGCATTCTTAGACGACAAAGTAAGAGAGGTAGAAGAAAACATTAAGCAGTACTATGATGATATTGTAGAGAAAGTTGGAGGAGAAAGTAATCTTGCAAACCTAGTTAAAGACAGAGTAGATCACAGGTCATATATAAAGGGACAAGAGCTAGATTTAGTAAGAAAGTTTGTTACTCATGATATGATTGGGAGACTCATCTCTAGAGAAATATTTAGAGGTGGGGTAAATCATGTAAAGGATGGGGCAGACTACAATAAGAGATCTGCTCTTACAACTACTCCTGGAACTATCTTAATGATAGCTGGGGATAGTACACAGAATCCTAATTATGGGATGTCCCCAACATTCAATGAGATTACTCTCAAGGATGTATTTACATCTTTAGATAAGAAACAACTTAAGAATCTAAGAAAAGTACTTACTAAACAAGTTGGGGGAGAAGAAGCAGGTAATATTATAAAAGCATACACTAGGTCTAACTCTACTGATGCTCAGGCATTTATATCCCCATCTATGTATAGAAACATTAGAATGGGGATGGGGTTGTGGTCTAAAGAAGACCAAGCTGTATATGAAGAGTATCAAGACACTGGGGTATGGAATGGAAGTATCATGCCTCTTAAACCATCCTACGAGTTTAGGGTAAAGCATCAAGACAGAGTAATCCCTATATCTCATAAGAACTCATACATGGTTCTCACTAGAGAGCTTGCTGAAGGAAATGCTGCATTAACTACACTGCTTGATAGAATGGAGGCAGTAGGAGAGTTTGAAGGATTAGCTCCTGTAGATGTAGTAAACATGGAGTCAGCCAAGAAGACTGGAGGATTTGCCCCAATAGATGGGCAATCTACAGAAGCTTTAAAAGCTGCACCTGTAATGACTCTAGACAGTAGAGGTCTTAAGTTCCCTCAGATTATACCTGAGAAGAGTAGCTACAAAATGACTTTCGGTAGACAGCCTAGAAAGAACATGGTGGCTAACCTTGATCGTTCTGATAAGAAGACATACACAATAGATGGGGTTAAAGTATCAGGGAATGAACTCTTTGATATGTACCAAGCAGCTATTGTAGAGAAGCTTACTAAGAACAAAAACAATGTATTCAAGAGAGTAGGGTATGATAAAGTAATAGAGGCCACTACCCCAGAACAAAGACTTAAAGCGTTAGAGGACTTGCTCCCTAAGCTACAAGAGCTCATGGTAGAGCTTGGGGTAGAAAGAGATTACCCTCAGAATATTCTAGATGCATTAGAAATTGTAAGAGATGCAGATGGGAATCTATCTACAGCTGTCCCACTTGCATTCCCATCTGTACAGTCTAAGCTTGAACAGCTATTGTTCGGGATGTTTAGAAGAGAAATCTACCAGCAAAAAATGCTTGGGATGGAGATGGTACAGTTCTCTGAGTTTGGAGGGGCAGAACAAGTAGAAGATCTTAAATTTTACAACATAGAAGGAGGAGAAGTAGTAGCCGCAGAAGTAGATATTAGGTATGATGTTCTTGAAAGAATGGGGATTGACCCTAACACCCCAAGAGAACAGATAGACGAAAAGCTTATGACTCTTATTGGGTATCGTATCCCACAACAGGGTAAGTCATCTACTATTGTACTAAAGGTTAGGAATATACTCCCCCCATCACACAAAGCATCAGTGAGAGTTCCTGGGGCTATTACAACTATGATGGGGTCTGACTTTGATATTGATAAGCTGTACGTACTATTCCCAGAAGCAACTAGGAAAGGGAGGTCAGTACAGAAAGTTGACGTAGACTATAATGCTCTAAAAGATGCAGAAGCTGTAAAGGGACTGTCTATGCAGCAGCTAAACAATGTCATATTTGATACTCTGGTAGCAGTAGCTACTAACCCTGTGCACCTCTCTGAGTCTATAGCTCCACTTGATATTAAAGACATAGAAGCCGCAAGAGATGCTATAGGGAAGTCAAAAGAAAATATTGATATCAATAACCCATCTACTAGAATACAGACTGGGGTTGATAACATGCTTAGTGGGATACTAAGAGGTCTCTATGCTAATGGAGTTGCTGGGAGAAACGTAGTTACTGCTAGTAAGATTGTATTCAAAGAAGAGGGAGTAACAATAGATGGGAAGAATCTTAGTTCTATTGTTGAGTACTCCCCATTCTCTAAGAGACCTACAGATTACTACTTGTCTCAATACTTGTCTGCAGCAGTTGACTCTGTAAAAGATCCTATACAAGCAGCTATTAATGACAATGCAGTAACAGCCCCGCTTACAATCTACATGATGTCTATTGGGATGACCCCTACTCAAGCAGTAGCATTCCTAAATATACCTGCAGTAAAAGCACAAGTAGACAACGCAATCAAGACTGGGGAGTCTTTAAGAACTGTACTCAATAAAGTAACAGCAGATAATAGCTTGCAACTCAACACACAAGAGATGCTTGATATTATTTCTGGGGAGCAACCAAAGTACAATCAGTCATCATACATTAAGCTCTTAAGACATATGGTTGATAAGGCTACAAAGCTGGACAACTTGTATAGAGCTGTATCCCCAGACGCTATTGATAAAGCTGGGACTATCCCACAGCACTTAGACAAGCTGGATAAGAAAGAAGCTTCTGAAGGAAGAAATGCTTCTTATGGGGGAGTAGATGCTCTTAGTATGATAACAGATGGTGATGCATATATCACAGCTAAAGCTTACTACAACATCATAGGGGAATCTCTTAAACTTGCTGGAGACCTTGGGTTTATATCCAATCAGGAAGGAGTAAAAGCTCTTAAGAGGAATATCAAGATAGCTTCAGGAAGAACAACTCTTACGGAGGCTATGCACAGGGACATAAACAGAGCTATCCTCCACCACCTTGTTACTATGCCAGGCTCCCCAATCTATGAGTCTGATCTTTTGTTAGAAACAAAGGTTATGTATAACCATATGGAGGGAGGACTTGAAACTCTTCTCAACCAGATGAAAGACATAGTTGGAGGGGAATCTAACATAGTACTAGAAGCATTAGAACTAGAGACTACCCAAACAGAGAAAGGAGAGTTTACTAAGTATATACTCAACTCTGACAAGGTAAACACCACACTGCAGAAGAATTACTTTACAGCTGCTCTAAGAGGTATGATGGACAACCCATCACTCTATGGGGCTGAAAACAAGGCAGTTGTAGAGAAATTTGTAGAAGCTGTAGTATCAAATAGTATAGTTACTTCAGGGTTTGCCCCATCCCCAAAGTCAACATTTGAGCTTATCCCAGTAGACTTCTTTAAGAGACTACAAGTAGGGGCACACCTGAATAATCAGATTAAGAATCTCAACGAGGACAGCAATCTCTTGTCATCTTTCTACATGTCATTCCTTGTAAACTATGGACATCATAAGTTTGGGGGGGAATTCATATTCAGAAAACCTTACAGAGGAAAACTGTCTCAAACTATTACTCTCCCAACAAGAACTGAGAACTACATAGTAGCTTCTAAAAAGGATAAGAAGACTGGGGTTATATCAACAGCCCTCTATGAGAAATCAGATCAAGACGGAGTATATACTAGAATACAAACTAAAGGACAACAAAGAGTTCTCTACGAAGCAAACCTAAAAAGAGAAAATGGGGAACCAGTTAGTAGAGAATCTAGTCTTATTAATAAGAATATATCTGGGGGGACTGGACTAAGAGCTGATAGAATTGAAGCTCAACAACAGAAACTTCTAGTACCAAAAGAAAAACTTACTACTATAGGTGACCCAGAACAAGAATATAGTATAATAAGATCTGAAAATAAGATTTCAGTAGGGAGTTTTTATTATGTCCCTGTAGGAAAATCTTTAAAAATTATAGACTATAAAGTTATAGGTATATCTGATGAAGGGGTTCTTGTTAGAAACGAACAAACTAAGAAAGAAAAATTATTTACTGAAGAAGACTTTCGTAATACTTTTAATGTACCAAAAGATGCAGGATTTTCTATTTCAGGAGAATATGGTCTTGCAGAAGTATATAGAGCTGGAAGTTTACAGGATGGAAGACCTATGTACACTTTGGATATTAATCTGTATAGAGATACAGATAAAGGGAAGGGACTAGGAAAGGATATATATAAAGCTGCCTTAAAAGAGATTTCTAAGAGTAATGGGGTCTTAACTTCTGGAAGTGTTGTCTCAGGAAATAAAATTTGGGATTCATTTTCAAGAGATGGTGTAGTTGAAAAAGGTATAGATAGAGATGGAAATACTATATATTTTATAGATTCTTCAAGAAATAAATCGCAGCAACCTAACAAGTCTAAACTTTCACTAGAACAGAGAGAAACTCCTACAGGAGCATCAGAAAAGATAGCTAGACTACGAGAGAACTTTGCTGCTGCAGGAATAGATGTTACAGTTGTAGAAGCTGAGCTTCCTCCAGGAGAGAAGGGACAAGTCATTGGGGACCTGATAGTGTTAGACCCCAATCAAATGGATGCAGATACTGTATACCACGAGTTTGGGCACATCTTAGTTGATATGCTCCCACAGGATGAGGTAGACCAGTACATAGCTCAAGTAGAAAAACTTAACCCAGAGCTTGCTGAGATGGTTAAGAATAACTATCCAGAACTTACAGGTAGAGAGCTTGGAAAAGAGATACTTGTTACAGCTATTGGGCTTGAAGGTGCTAAGATTACACGAAAGTCCCCGTCTAAGATTCAGAGAATCATTAATAAGATACTGCGATCTATAGGGAAACTATTTGGGATACAACCAAATGCTGCAGCTGTGCTTGCAGAACAGATGTTTGCAGGAGAAATACGTGCAGAGTATTTGAGTGGAGAGTTCAACCCTAAAGTTCAGAAATCAAAAAACTTACAGGACAACATAAACAAAACCTTTGAGGAGGTATCAGTATCTCTCAAGAGACAGCTTATAAGACTTCAAAATCTCCCAGAGACAGAGAAGACTAGATCAAGAATCAGAGAGATAAAAACTCTGCAAAAGAACTTAACTAAGATTGAGGACAACATGTCTGATATCAATCAGTTCTTAAACTTCCAACAATATGTTGTAGGGAGGGTAGACACTCTTGAACTCCTTATGGATAAGATGTATGCTAAGAAAGACAAGAAATTGTCTAGGCAAGAAGCTCTTGACCTTCTTAGAACTGTAGGAGAAATCAGGGAGACTATTGATAGCTTGTACAATACAGAGAAGAGTAAGTCTACTGTACATAAAATGAAGAAAGTACTTAGGGATCTCCCATTTGGGGGTGCTACTACTCTTGAAGTTGCAGAGCTTAAGTATGACCTACAAGACTCTTTAGACAGACTTGAAGACTTAGAGCAAGACTACCAAGACATCATACTCCCACTCGTAGCAGATACTCTTCTGACATATGGGAACACAGATATTAATGACTCTATAGATAAGGAGATAGAGAGAGTACGAAGAGAAAAGGATATCTCTGGATTTAGAAGGTTCTCTTTCTTCAATAAAGATCCACAATACTTAGCCCTTAAGAAGAAGAAGAATGAGATGTCTCCTGAAGAATACAGGGACGCTATGGTAGATGTGAAAGTAAACTTCCTTAAGGGGCAAAGACTTGGGAGAGATCAGATAATAGCTGAGCTTAGAGATGCTCATACTAGTAAGAAGAAGTTCTCTATGTTCTTAGATCCTATGGTGTATTCTAATGAAGCCAATCTACAACTCTTTGCACTCAGCATTAAAGATGCAATTAACAATGCAAATGAGAAGAGTAGAGGATTCCTATACCAACTTGAAAAGCAATACTCTAAGTTTAAAGAGTGGAAAGGTGGGGACTTCAATGAAGCAGAATTCAATGAAGACCTGCTCACTACTATAACTGTTACTAGAGGAGATGGGAGTACAATGAAGCTTCTTTCATTAGTCCAAGAGTATGATGTAGAGAAGTTCTACAACAACAGAGATGCTGAGATTAAGAGGCTGAACAAGAAGTACAAGAAACCAGAAGACTTCTCAAAGCTTGCTGAATGGAATAAATCTGAAGACGGGAAGAACCATAGATTAGAACTATCTAAGTGGTATAAAGACAATACAGTTGCTGCCCCTAAAGCAAAAGAGAGATTAGCAGAACTTAGACAGAGAATAAATACAATTAATCAAGAGATTGAAGGTCTCTCAGAATCTGATATAGATAGAAGAAACATTCTAGCAAGTGAGGCTTCTGATATTGCTAGTAAGATTAGGAGCAGCTATAGAGGAGGAGTATTTATGGGGGATCTTGCTGTCCCAAATCCTAAGACTTACAAGAGTGCTAAGTATGAGAAGATACAAAATACTCCAGAGCTAAAAGCATACTATGACTTTGTGGTTAAGAGCTACCAAGCGAGCCAGAAAAAAATAGGTAAGAGCGAGCTGTTTATAAATAGCTGGGATAAGTACTCGTACATAATGCCATCTGTTAGAAAAGATAGATTGGCATTTGTACAGCAAGAAGGATGGAGAGAACTTATTAAGGAGAATGTACAAGACCTTAAAAGGCTAGATACTGATACTCAGTTTGGGGTTATGACTAGTGCTGATGGGGGAAGAATACAATCTATCCCTAGGTTCTACACCAATATGGTTGAGGAGAAGAATGTTTCTAGAGATATAGCTTCAAGCATTGCACAGTTTACTCATATGGCTAATACTTTTGAAGAGAAATCAAATGTAGTTGGACTTGTAGAAGCTATGATGACTCTACATGAGAACAGACAGACACTGGCTATAGATTCTAATACAGGTCTCCCACTCATAGATGAGATATCTAGAAGGGTAACCAAAAGAGATAACTCTTATGTACTAAAGCCAGGAGTAGAGAATCAAGCGTATCAACACTTGAAAGAGTTTGTAGATTCTGTATTCTATGGACAGTTTGATATAGATAATACAGGACCTCTGGGGGTTAGTTTGTCAAAGGTTGCGGGGAAAGCGGCTGCTTTTACTGCTACAGCTAACTTGGCTTTCAACACACTACAGATAGGGAACCAGTTTATACTTGATAACCTTATGGGGAGTGAAGAAGCTGTTGCTGGACAGTTCTATGGTAAAACAGACTTTGCTTGGGCAGCTAAAACTTATGCTGCAGAAAAGGGGGCGCTAGGGGATGTTGGGAAATTTGTCCCAAGATCTAAACTTGGGCAAGCAATGCAAATGTTTGATGCTCTTAATGAAGTATCAGACACTATAGGAGAGAAGCTCACAGGTAATAAGCTAAAGAAAGCTATACAATCAGACCCATTCTTTGCTCTCCAACATGCTGTTGAACACCAATCTACTGGGGTTAGGATGTTAGCTCTCATGCATGCTACTAAGGTAACAGATGAGAATAATAAGCCTATACTCAATGAAGATGGGAGTGAAGCTAACCTCTGGGATATGTTAGTTGAAGATCAAAATGGGAAGCTGATACTAGATCCTAGAGTGAAGAATGTAGACAAGAATGCATTTATAGCTAAGCTGCATGGGATAAACAAGAGAGCTAACCAAGTTAAGGGTAGCTTTGATAGGAGTATGGGGAGTAGAAGAGCGATAGGTAAGCTGTTGCTTCTCTTTAGAAACTACTTCATCCCTGGTCTTAGAAAGAGATTTGGGCATGGGGAACCATACCATGTAGACTACGAGCTCGGGGATATAACTAGAGGTATGTACTTGACTGTATCTAACTACTTTGCTGATATAGTAGAAGGGAAAGGAATAGTCTCTTCGTATCAAATGATGGGGGAGACAGACAAGCAAAACTTCAAGAGAGCTATGTATGAAGCAGCTGCTGCTATGAGTACTGCCGTAATATTTGGGGTACTGAACTCTATGATTGATGCGGATGATGACGACGAAGATTCATATGCACTTGTATATGCAGCATACCAAGCTAGAAGATTACAGACAGAACTTTTACAGTTTGTATCTCCTGGTGAATTCTTCCACTTGGCTAAATCTCCAATGGCTACAGTTAACTGGGTTGGGAAGTATATAGACCTTATTGATCAGGTAACAGTTAAAGAACCAGGATATGCTCTGGGACTTGTAGATGAGGAGGATATATTCTATCAGAGAAGAACAGGAACAGCAGAGAAAGGGGATAGGAAAGTATTCAATAAGGTTAAGAAGGTTCTTCCTGTACTTAATGGGTGGCAAACATCATTTGTTACAGATACCGGGGGAGAAGCTATTAAAGAGAAAATACGCTGGTTTACACAGTAATGTATATATTTGTATAAATTTTTTAATTATGGCATTTGCATTTGAATCTAAGTCCTGGAGTTATACAGGACAGAAGGAGTTTGAAAACGGGGGGTTTACCCTGCTCAACCCAACAGTATCTGTACTCTCGGTATCAGTACAACAAAGTAACGTATACGTCGCTATGAAAGCGATAGAAAATAATGGGGTATACGCACATAACCTCAACATCCAGTACAACAACACTGCTGGTGAGACTAATCTTGATACTATTGTTGACGCAGCAGTAGCAGCAGCACTCCCAGACTTTACACTAGATGTATAAAAAGAGAGAGGAATAATCCTCTCTCTTTCTTTTATACATTCTTAGATTTAGTTTTCTCTACAGCTACAACTAGGAGAGCCATATACCCTATAAGATCCATTAAGGTATCTTCGGTATCATCGTTTAACCCTGAGTTAGCTATACGAGTAAGCTTATCATCTATCCTAACTTTTATTGAGTTAGTGGCATCAAGTCTAGAGAATATTCTAAGTGGGGATAGAGCGCTATCCCCATATTTTTTATTCTTATCCTTGATTAAATCTGCAACTCTTAAGAGTACCTCTCTAGCTCTTGACTCTGTATCATCTACACTATCAATTGTAGAGGTTTGAAACCATATTCCATCACTCATTGTACAAGTCTATTTGTTCTTGATCAGTTAATTTTTTAGGGAGCTCAAACCAATTGATCTTAGGGGATATCCTTTCATTGATATTAAGAAAGTGACCATTCCCATAAAACCCCCCACTCCCCCCACTATACGCTTCTGCTGCTGGATGAGCAGCTTGTAGTACAGCGATAGGAATGTTTTCTTTGTAAGACTGAGCGTGTTTACCCCAGAGAACAAATATAGTGTGTCTTTTATGCTCACATATGCCTTTGATTACTTCTTTTGTCCACCATCTCCAGAATACGGAATGTGAACCTGCTTGTTTGGCATTTACTGTAAGAGCAGTGTTAAGTAATAACACACCTTGTTTACCCCAGTGTTGTAATGAATAGTCAAACTCTTCTGGAGTGTGATCGAATTGATCACATAGTTCTTTGTAGATTATCCTAAGACTTGGGGGTATTCTATCTCCTTCCTTAACCCCAAAGGCAACCCCAGTTGCACTCCCATTATGATATGGGTCTTGCCCTAGGATAACAACTTTAAGGTCTTTCATCTGGCAGAGTTCAAAAGCTTTGAATACATCTGCCTTTTCTGGGTATACCTTATGAGATAAACTCTGAATAGAAATAGATTTTCTAGTCTCTTCAAATCTTGGGTCATCAAAAAGAGGGCCGAGAACCTTGCTCCAGTCCCCGACCCTGCTCAATAATTCTTTACTCATGTTGACAATACTTTAGATATCTTAAAGAGTTCTGGATTGTATGTCTCAATATCCATATCTGGTTTGCTATGAAGCTCAGATCCTGGAGGAAGAGTTACATCCAGTTTAGTCTCAATCTTTTCTTTAAGCTCATGATCCTTATAGAGTATCTGCCCTGTGTGCCCATACCTATCATAATCATGGAAGTCAAGTATCTTAAGCTTCCAAAGCCCATCTATCTCAGAGTACTCCCCGTCTAAATATCTCTGATAAGACTTCTTAGCGCTATCAGGAACATCAAAAACAAATAAGACATGATAGGGATCAGGGTCATATTTCTTTACAAATGTTCTAAATGCACAGAGAGCAGACTCAAACTTTAGAAACTTAGCATCCCCAGAAAATCTATAGAGAAGAGCAATGCAGTTCTCATGATCTGGGAGAACATTCACATAAGTATTAATAAAGAGTGTGTCCCATAACATAAGGCTCTTAGATACCCCAAGGAAAGGAGTTACAAATGTTGTACTAGATGTAGACTTAGTTGAAATCAAATCATAGCAGACAATTTTAGAATCTACTTTACCTCTAAGAATATGGTTTACCCTATGAGGGTAACCTTTATTAGCGTGTATAGTATCTCCTAGTTTTATCTCTACTCCAGAGTCTGTATAGATTCTAACAACCTCATCGTTATCCCCCAGCTCCTCATAGAAATCCTTAACGTTATTGAGACGAACAGTTCTCCCATTAACTATTTTAAAGTTCAATTTCTTTGACATAAGGACCTGGATTTTGGTCAACCTCAACAACATTCCCCTGCTTATCCATCTTGTACTTATGCATTGGCTTAGGAATACTGTCGGCATCTATAAATAGATACTCTTCCTTTATTGGGGTTAGTTCAGGTAAGGTTAGGTTAGTTTCTCTAAGTACATCTTCTTTAGACTTAAGTAAGTATACAAGTCTAAATGTCTGATGAAATTTAAACATCCCATCAATCATCCCAAACTTCTCTACATACTTTTTGAGAGCAAACCCCTCAAAGTCTTTGCTTCTGTCCTTTAACCAATTTTCTGCAGTCTTTACCCCAACTCCAGGAATGCCTGCTATATTATCAGTACTATCCCCCATTAGAGTTTGTAACCACAGAAACTTAAGAGCTTCTTCTGGAGAGGTGTGCAGGAACTGTGCAGTTCTATAATTGTAGTGCATACCTGCACATTGATATAGAACATCTTTATCTGGGGAGCAGATAATAGTTTTCCTGTTGTCTGTATAAGAGTAGTAGCTGACTAAATCGTCAGCTTCTAACTCTTCTACATAGTTGAACCCCCACCTCTGAATTACATACTCAAAGAGAGAAGGGAATAGAATAGATCTATTCTTCTTCTTTCTTTTAGCTTTGTATTCAGTATCAATAGAGTATCTGTAACACTTACCCTTAGTCAGGAATCCTGCATAAAGACTAGTATTACATTCTGTAAGCATATGCTTGATTCTTTCATCAAGATTATATATCGCTTCATCTAGAGATGGTTTATCCATCTCATAGTATAGAAGAGAATCTGCATCAATCAAGCATATTGCCCCATTCTCAGGTAGTCTTTCTATATGCCCCATCAGCCTATAGAATTTAACTGGTCTAAACTAGCCTGAGCAGATTGTATAGCTTCTTCTCTCATCTCCCCCCACTCTTCATCTGTCATAGATGCATAAGTAGATGAGTGATAAATACTCCCATTCACCCCGACTAAACTAGAGTGAACAAAATACTGAAGACACCGAATAGCCCCGTCTACATCATCAGGAACAGCCCCAACATGCATAGGGTCAATAAAGACATTGTGAATCTCCCCAGAATACCACGAGATATACTTTAACCCCCCGACATGAAGACCTGGGACACAAGATACTTCGTCATTAGTATTTACTAGATCCCATGACTCAAGTCTATGAGTACACCCTACTTTAATAAAGTGTCCAGCATTTTGATACCCATTAGTTCCTTCACAGTAGAAAGCATCACCTCTATCCCCCATAACAGCAGGCTCAAAGAGTCGTTCTTCTACAGTATCTGGGAGACCTTCAGAGTCTATCTCTCCTGTGTCAGGGTTAAAAGTTCTAGTATACCTAGGCATCTCTTCCCCAGTCTCAGTATCATACTTAGTTAAGACCTCTTTGGATACCTTATATCCGTTAAGAAGTCCTTCCTTAGTAATCTTCATCTGATACATAGTTGCTTTACGTTCTGCCACCTCTTCACTAAGTCCATGCTCCTCCATGAAAGAAGTCTTGAGAGCTGGGTGGACATACTTCATATTAATAAAGTTGAAGAATCTATTAGAAAACTCTGCCCCCTTACCTTCAGCTTGCTTCTCATATAAGATAGGATTTCGAAGCCAACGAGTCCACATCTTAACAAGAGGCATAAAATCTATCCCAGCATCCAAGGATTCATATATTCTATCAACCAAAGCCTGTGGCATAGGAACAGAAGATACCCCGTTCTCCCCCTTAAGAAAGAACTCCTTTGTAGAGGGCTTGATAAAAATATACTCACACTTGTCTTGAACCAGTTTAGTAAAGTCTTCTTTGATTGCAGCTTTGAATGCATAGAGAATAGAGTTGTAGTCATCTACAGAATGAGCTATATCTGCTTCTTCTGAGAAATTAACTAGTTTCTTATATAGTGCAGGAGAATATGTTACAGAATATGGAGTATCTCCATAAGATCCAACGATATTCCCGTCAATGACATTTACCGATATCATGTTGTTTGGGTTTGAGTAGATGTTAATGTTTCTGGGAATTGAATATCAAGCTTCCCACTTTGCTTGAGATAAGAACGAAGTTCCTGAAGAAACTCAGGTGACTTAACAACAGGGAATTGTATAGACCGCATAAATGCGTTAATGTCTTCAATGATATCATTCTTGATATCTATGAGCTCCATAACATCATTGTCAAAGCACTTTACCTCAGGGATATCTAAGGTAAATAATTCTCTTGATTTCTCAGAGAGCAGAGTGTCTTTGTTATCACAATCTTGTATAGACTTCTCATAGTTCTTGAACTCCATCATTCTTTTTACAACTCCAAAGAGCTCTTCAGAAGGACTTACTGGGGCAGATGTATCCATATAGAAGTAATCCTTCTTATAAGCATACAACGCCTGATAAAGATTTCTAAATCTCTCATCAATAACCCCCAGTTTATCAATCCATTCAGGAAGATCCCCAATCTGATGCGCTGTGCACCATCGTATTAATGAACTATCCATAGTATATCCTCCAGATTCAGTTAGTTGTAAGAAAAATTCAGAGATATGTTTACAATTGTCGTTAAGTTCTACATACCTGAGATTGGACTCACTCAGCTTGATAAACTGAGGAAGTTCAGTATATCTATTAGGGACGACTTCTGTTAAATCTAAACCCTTAAGACTCCTGTTTGATGGAATCTCATCCCTATAGAACATAGGATATATTCCTCCATGGTATTTGTGATACTCTGTGGAATACCATCCTCTCTTGTATACATCTGGACCTGTTGGGGTCATCTTACGAGTGAGTGATGCAGCTAGTAATAGAAGATCTCTATCTGCATTCGTACAGTAATAAGTTACAGTCTCTGAAGTCATTAGAGTTTTAAGCTTAGGTTCAACCTTATCCCAAACAAAAGCTTCTCTCAAATAATGCTCAGACTGTGAGTTCTTATACCGCAGTGAAAATGCTACAATTCGTTCTTCTATTTTTCTACGTTCTGCAGGACTCAAATCATTAAACATATTTGCTTCCCCTACTTCTTTCTCTGTCTCTCTGAGTTTAGATTCATACTCTTCAGGAACTTCGATCTCATCATAGCTATTGAATAAAGAAGAATTTTTAATCTCTTCATCTATCCCCCAGCTAGCTTTAACCTTATTTATTCTTGCTTGATATACACCTTTATCATCTGGATGTGCTTCGTCTAATTTCTCTTGTAAAGACTTTATATTCTTCTTCTTGATAGTGTAGAATACTGAGTTTTCAGATAGCAAGTAGAAGTCCTTTACCTTAGACCTCCCAGCTTCTCTGTAGTACAGCTTGTCAAAGTCTACATCACCCCAGTTGTTTACTTCATCTGAAACTATTGTATACTTCTTGTCCTGTACTGTAGAGTATACTTTTTTCACAGTATACCCAGGGAGCATAGCCTTTGGGTTCTTGTAATGAATCTTAGAATTCTTAGAGAACTTCGGATTTAGCTTTTCTGTATCAATGATCTTAGAAATGTGATACAAAGCACTCCCATAGGTATTACTGCTAACTAAAACATCTCTACAGCGTATAATCCATTTAAGAAAGTCTGTCTCTTTAAGCTGTTCTTCAACCATTGTACTAGCTTCCTCAGCAGCTTTCTCGATTACACCCTGTACAAACTGTTTAGTATTCTCATTCCATATAACCTTCTCTCTTGATGGGGTAACATCAACTCCGTCTTGTATAACTATCTCTTCCCCAGACTCTGACTTATAAGATTGTCTGATAGGGCATTTAAGACCTACACTACCGTAGAGCTGTTCCATTTCCAGCTCTCTAAAGTCTATATACCCGTAGTTAATCCCAGTCTCAGACTTAGGGGACTTAACAATAACAATGTGAGGCTTACTCCAGTATCCTTTATCTGATACAATTATGCTATCTGAGTTATGTAATACGTCTGCCTTAAAATCTTTTTCAAATTCATTCCCAGTATCATATCTAATAGTCAATCGTACGTTATCCAAGTACATTAACTGCTCTTCAATAGTATCTAAGAATCTTTGCCTATTGTGTTTCTTAACCCCGAAAGAAATCTTAGTTGTATTACAGTCTTCAGTTGACTTATAGTATACAGTCTCCCCATCTATATCTATACTACCAGCAGCTTCAAACTTATTGATCATAAAGTTTGTCTTGTAGGGAAGACAGTTCATTAAGTATTCCCTCCCATTATGCTTAGTATGTATCGTATAGAATGGGACATTAGTAGATAGAGCTACCTTAGCCCCCAATCCAAATGCCCCAAAGTTTTCAGATGTATTTCTTTTAGTCGAATAACCTAGCTCTAGTATACCTCGTAGTCTATCCCCTCCAACTCCAACACCATAGTCTATAACCTCAAAAGTATCGCAGTACCCAAGTCCTTCTCCGTATGTGTAGATTATATCTACATGAGATTTCTCTTGGTTTAGATACCCTAGGTCGTAGTATGATAGGTTAAAGTTAGAGTCTCTGTATTCTTCTTCTTGCCTATTGATATAGTAATCTTCTATCTGTCTCTCTCCTTTTAATATCTCTATAGCTATTTCTTTCTCACGTTGAGAGTCACACGCATTAGTCACGAGCTCTCTAACGGTTGAAGGGATGGGGGTAGAGTATTGACTAGCTTGCAGAATGTCAAACACCATCTTTTCTGCACTCTTGTTAATCTTCTTCTCTAATCCCTTCTTATCACTGACAGCACTCCTGTCAATTGTCTTAATACTCATTAGACATAAAATAAAATGACCCCTATTTTGTAGGGGCCATTAGTTCTAAAATTAATTCTACTGTCTCTAGGACTTGTTTCTGATTCCTAGGGACAAACAATACCGGGGGATTATCCCCCTCCATAAGAAGCTTCTTGAACATTTTCCATTTCAAAGGGAACCGATCATTGGCAAACCCTTTGCATTCTATAACCCACCTCCCATTTGGGTCAACAAAGTCCGGGGTATAAGTTATGTCCCTAACCTTATAGGAACCTTTATCTGTATACCCTGTCTTCCCGTTATCTTCATAAGAAGATTCACTATAATGAAATCCTTCTAAGAGAACATACTTTCTCTTTTCGTAATCAGACTTAATGCCTGCATCTTTCAGCTTCTGATAACAAAATGCTTCAAGTAAACTACGAAACTGAATCCCATCTACCTTCTTCTTCTTAGCATTTATTAATCCTTTTTTGGATTTGGGACGAGGGCTTTGTACTGTTCTGGACTTAGTTCTTCTACTTCTTTTAACCACTGAGCTTCTAATTGTTTTGCCTTACTGACATCCCCAACATCTAAGGGAGTCTTAGTCCCAATGTTAGCCATCATGATGACACACTTTTTTAGTATCTCATCTATTCTTGCCTGTATTTCTTGTTGAGTCTTGTCTTCTTGCATCACAAATATTGATTAATAATTTTAGAACTCACCTCTTTTCCATGATTTTTTATTAGATCTGAAACATCTTTCGATTTATAACTAGATGGGATACATACATTTTTTAGAGCATACTTCTCACATATCCTAGAAGCCATAAGCTGCCCAGGATTGTCTTCTGAAGTATAATCGTTATCGTATAGTACTACCACCTGTTTGAAGCCCTTGTAGAGCGATTGTATCGTCTCTTCTGAGGGCATCTGCATCTCGGATTGTAATGCAATGGATGGGTAACCAAGCACTTCCAAACACATGACATCCTTGAGGGAACTTGTGAGAAATACAACTTCCCCATTTTCAGGAAGTTGATCATATCCTTGAATAGTTTCTTTACCCACGTTACTAAACCACTTATAATCTGTTTGATTCGGGTTATAAATCTTATAACCGCTGTTAAAGTGGAAAACATAACTGATATCAGTGCACTTAAAACGCGTTTCATTAATCCAATAGTATTCTATGGGGTGAACTCCAAATTTAACCAATAATTCTCTTGTAATACAATACTGTGTCCAATAAGAAGCATCTTTAAGATTCCATCTCCTATACTTAACCCTAATCATAGTCTTAAGTTTCGGAGGGAAATCCTTTTTCCCGTACGTAATAGCTACTGATGTAGAGCTCTTGCTTGTCAATCCTAACCCAAAGTCGTTAGATATTATAGCAAGTGCTTCTATGAAAGTAACTGAGTATTTGTAGGATACATACCCAAAGCAGTCAAACGAATGATCTGCTCTCCCAAAGTCTTTATACAGTAGCTTGTTGTTCCACTGTATTATTGATACTGTTGGGGAGTTATCTTTTCTGAGATCACTGCAAAACTTATCTCCTACTGCCTTGAAGTTAGAGCAGTAATGTCTAAAGATATCATACTCTGTAATCTTAGATAAGATAACTGACGTATGTAAATACTCATCACTATTTCTAAATTCTATACCCATAGTAAATAATTAGGAGAGAAAGAGGAATACCCTCAATCTCTCCTAATTCAACGGTGAAGATAACTAAACCCTATTAAAAGCTACTCCACTCTGACGATTCTACTTTGATATTCTCTTCTGGGATAGCAGAGTCAGGGACAACTAGCTCTGGCTCATACTTTCTGAATTCAAGGTCAGCACTGTATTCAGCATTGAAAGCCCCAAAGTCTTTGTTGAGCTCTTTAACAAACAAGTCATTTCGTTGAGGCTTATTTCTCCCGAAATGCTTATTGTATATCTGCTGATACTTCCCGTCTCTAACCCCAAGCAATACTCTTACTTTGTTATCCTTGATATTATCAGCAAGGGCTTTGATTTCATCAACCTTCCCATTCATAATATCCTTGTAGGTATCAAAGTAACACTCCGCATTGTTGGAGACATTACCCCAAGCAAGTACAAAGTTCATGAGCTTATCTTCTCCATGGAAGGAGTGTCTCTCCCCATCTCCTTTATACCAATCATAGGTTTCAGACGGCTTGTCTTGACAGTAAACAGTTCTCCCAAAGTTGTTAATCCACATGTTCTTCCCAGTAGAAGAAACTTTAGGCTCTGGTTTAACCAAGATATCAAATCTAGTATTAAAGCTTGGGTCATCCTTGCTTAACCAGAACGTAATCTTGTTAAACGTATCTCCCTTAATATCAAGGTTAGTATACTCAGGCTCAGTCTTAAGAGGAATCCCAAGATCATTAAGTTCTTCAAGCGTAGGATTTACAGCAATAACATTCATTGCTGCAATACCGGTGTACAGAGGAATACCTCCCCCTCCAGTTACCGCTTCTTCTGATGAGTTAGTCTGAATCCCCATTAGTCTACAATTTCAAAGTTGGTGTAACCTCCATCATTCTCAGCTGTATTGTCAGCAGTTTTAGATACTTGAGTATCATCCACAAGCTGAAAACGAATCTCCTTGACAGCTCTCTTAGGGCGCTTACCCTTCAAGGATGGATGTTGAAACAAATGTTTCACCTCATCTATAGTAAGAGAGTACTTTGTTCGAATAGCTTTTCTATCCAATCCATTGTCCAGATCGCTAAGAATCTGAGAAACTGTGAGAACCTTGGGGGTCTCCTGAACTTCGGTTTCTACAACCGTGTCTACTTTTGCATCAATCATGCTTCAGTAATTTAAATGTTTAGTTAATCAATAAAAATATTTTCCCACAACAGCTCCATGTCTTGACCTTTTAGGTGGTCACAACGAGAGCCTGCAGATATATCTCCTTTAGAGTCAAAGGATATCATAGTCTTATCCTCATCTCTGTAGATATACCCAATAGCATCAGCATTAGCACAGGTAATGTTTCTAATCTTACCTGTAAGGTCAAGGTCTTTGACCGCAACCTCTTTACCTTTCTTTTCAATCATCCTATCCTTTAAGTGCCCAACAAGAATAACATGATCAGCAAGACTATTAAGTCTATCTAACCACTTCTTGTAAGCTATACGTAAGTATAAATACCCAGCACCCTGAGGAAGAGAAAGGACAGACAACCCCTTATTCTGAGGGTCAAAATTCTTACCCATAGGAGTTTCTCTGTAAATCTTCTTGGCTTCCTGTTCACACCACACCTCAAGCTGAGTTACAGTGTCAACTGCTACGTATTTATAAGGACGATTCTTATCGAATATAGCCTTCCCAACCTCAGCAAGGTGAGCTATATTCTTTACCTTAATCTTCATGGCATCCACCATGTCTGTTCCCTCCTCTAAGTCTAGAATCAAACAGTCATCAAGCTTAGATAATGCTGTTGTCTTCCCAATCTTTGGGGGACCATATATAACCATGTTCTTAGGGGACTTCCTAGAAGCTTTAATCCGCTTCTCCGGAAGCATTACTTTTTGGTCGTTCATTAATTGTGAATGTTGATAAATCAGTTTCAAATGGGATCATCCCAAGCAATCCATCACGATTCTTTTCTACGTGACAAGCTAGTAGATTGACTGGGTTCTCCCCACAATATGTATCTGTAATCCCATATAAATCATAAGGACGCTGTAGCATCATTACTACATGTGCATCTTGACCAATAGAGTCGCCCCCGAAGAGGTCTGTAAGCAACGGTTGGTATTGCTGCTTAGCTCTGTACTCTTGCTCAATATTACGATTTAGCTGAGACAACAGAATAGTTATAGTTTGCATCTTAGATTGCACCCACATACACCCTTTTGACAAAGTGTTTAGTTTCTGTAATTCTGTGTCCTCTCTCCCTTTCACAAGGCGTGAGTGGTCGATGAGGTTAATTACAGTCTTAGATGGATTTCTAAGAAATAACTCCTCGTTAATTGCTACAATTTGATCCATGCTCTGAGGTATACTGCAGAAATAGACAGGGTAATCTTTGTACTTTTCTACACTCTGTTCGAATCGTTTAAGGTCAAAATCAGACAACTTATTGTTGACTGATAAAAGCTCAAACGTCTGAAGCTTAGTGTCTTTGCTCCCTGCCCTGAGTATTTGTTGTTCCCCAGGCATCTCAAAACTCCAGTAAATAACTAAGAGATCATTGAGATTAGAATCAGAGTTAGAATCGAGTATATCAAATATTAATTGATTTGAAAATGCACTCTTCCCCACCCCAGGACGACCAGCTATGACATACATTTTGCCAGGTTGTAGCCCTCCCATAAGATTCTTATTGAGTCTCCCCCATTTAGTAGGGTATACTCTTCTCTTCCCATTCATTGCATCCTTTACATCTCTAATAGATTTCTCTACACTCTTAGAGATATGTTGCAATTGAGGCCTAGAGCTGCCTCGTGATCCTGGATTCTGTTTTGTTTGGTTCATCGTCTAGCGATTCATATTTCTCCCAAGTATGTTGATTCACCCAAGTAGACAACATTTGCATATACTGCATGGTATCCCCCTTTGAGCGTATACTTAGTTCTCTCTTCAGACATTCAATAACTTCCTTGTGCTTAGCAGCATTTCCGTTAATGTAGGAACTATATTTTTTCTTGGCTTGCTTATTAGCAAGAGCTGTAGGGTCTTTAGCTCTAAGAACCCTAACGCCTTTCCCATTAGATACAGACACCTTAAGAGGAAAATAGGAGAGAAGTTCCCCCCACATCTGGTCAAAGGGAGTTGAGTTAAATAAAAACAACTCTCCTCTAATTGTGTGAGATTGAACATCCCCTCCTATTTTGAGCAAGTTTTTGGTTTGCAAGCTCTCTAGGTCAACATCTAAATCTAACTGTTTAAGAATATCATATTCCTTCTTGTCTAAGAGATACAAATATAAGTAATCGTTAGCAGATATTCCAAACTTTTTTAGAACTTCTGTCGATACTTGTACTATCATAATAAATATTGATATACTATCTCCATGTGATGTTGTTTAGTGATTTAATAGCGTTCTTTAACCACTTCTCTTCTTGTGAGTCCTTTACATATAGAATGTAAATAACCCCAACCTTATTCTTGTTAAGACGAAGTAGTCTCCCAACTCTCTGTATCATAGGGAGAGCCTTGCTATCCAATCCAGCTATAATCCCAACACTAGCATCTGGGACATTGAAGCCTTGATTAAGAGCTTTTGTAGAGCATAGCACCTTGCTCTTTGTACTCCGGAAATCATCTAAGATTTGTTCTCTTTGCTTCTTTGACTTCTTAGAATGATAACTTAACCCATTGACTTCTTCAGCCATCTTATCAGTAAATGCATTAGTCCCTGAAAATATAAGCACCTTGTCTTTCTTGTGCTCTTTTAATAACTCTTTGGACTTTTCAATCTTACTGATTGTATGTTGAACAACACTCTTACGATCTCTGATAGCCTTATAAAACATAGCTGCAGCTCCTTTGTCACCCTGAACCTTATTAGCCAGTATTAACTTGGCTTGGTTAAAAGCATCAAACTGTCCCAGCTTGTATTTACTATGCACGAATAGGTTATTTGCTTTCTTATAAGCTTTTTGCTCCTCTTCAGTTAAAGAGATAGGGATGCAGATAATCTTATAGTCAGCAACTAACCCAAGAGCTACACATTCATCAAGAGTAATCTTGTATCTAGTGGGGGCTAAGTTAGTCAAGTAAGTTCTGTACTCATCCTCTTCAGGGGTAGTAGCAGTCATACATAGGAGCTTATCATAAGTATTATTCTCAAAGAACTTACGATACTCAGGACTAATCCCAAGATGTATCTCGTCACATACTACTATGTGATAATGCTCACCTTCTAGCTTGTATGCAGTTTGATAGCAGATAATATCTACTTGAGGAAGTGTGTCTTCATACCCCCACTTTATAAACTCCTCTTTGAACTGGTCTTGAAGCTGAGTAGTAGGGACTAGAACTAAGGCTTTCTCATTTTCTTTAAGTAGTTTCCCAACAGCTAATACTCCGCATCTGGATTTCCCAAACCCAGTCCCAGCTATAATAGAGCCCATATACCCTTTACTAGCCCAAAGATTAAGTGCTTTCCTCTGCTCTTGATCTTTTATAGCTATTGTGTCTTGCTTTTTCATCTGAAATCATCTTTAAAATCTTCATATACATCATCGTATGTCCTACTGTCTTCGTACTCAGTTATCTCATCTTCAATGTCATCGTAGACCTTTTCTTCTAATAAGTCAGTTATATCTGTCTTACTAGGGTCACTGTCTAGATAAATCTTATGTATGTATAAGTGTGGGGGGATAGGCTCATAAAAGTAAGTCCCCTTTTCCCCATGCTCATAAGCGTATTCTACAACTAGGGATACATCCCTAACTTTAATCTCATATGTGTTCATCGTTCATATGCTTAGGTTTTAATTAATTTTATCTTTTTCGCCAGAGTAGTTAAATCTCCTGAATTCTTTACTGTGTCTGCTTTATCTAACAGTAAAATACAGATTTTATACCTATCCCTAAAGAATGGGTAGGTTTCAATTAAGTTTTCAGCTTGATTGTAGCTGTGCTTAATTGTAGAGTGGTCCCTATTTATAAACTTCCCAATAGCATCTAATGTTACTGGGGTTCTATCTCGTACTATCTTTGAGAATGCATGCCGTGCAAGTACGCATTCATGATATCTAGCCTTGCTTACAATATCTTCTCTGCTAACATTGAATGCTAGAGAGCATATATTTATGTAATGACTTAGATCTGCAGATAGACTTGTGAATGCGTTAAGAGCCCTTATTCTGTCTCGGTCTCTAATACCAGGATAGACCCAAGGGCTCAATTTTTCTTTCCCCATTGCTTTTCTTTTTTGTATTCAGCAATGGTGTTTTTAAGGTCCCCCCACTTCTCTATTATCATCTCTGATAATATAAGTACGGCTATGCAGGTAATTGAGAATATCAGTAGCCCACATACAAAGTAAAATGCAAATTCTAACATGTTGTTGTGAATTAGTTAAAATGAAAAACCCCTTACTCTTTAGTAAAGGGTTATTGTACTCCCGACAGGATTCGAACCTGTGGCCCACTGCTTAGAAGGCAGTTGCTCTATCCAACTGAGCTACGGGAGCAAAACAAGAAGAGCAAGTAGATTTGTCCTAGCTACTCGCTCTTCTCTATACATTGTGTCTTTACACCTACATAGTATTCAAAAGGTGGCCTGTCTTTTTTGCATCTAATCCCTCATACAGACAATTGAGATTAGCCCTTGGACAAAATGTGCGCCTACTAGGACTTGAACCTAGGACCTGCGGATTATGAGTCCGATGCTCTAACCGACTGAGCTATAAGCGCATACCCAAATATGAACGTTCCAACAATCATTAAAATGTTCGGTTCGATTGGGATTGGGTGCTGTTCTTCACACCACCACGGTGGGTTAGGCGTGTTACATGGATTAAAATGTGAGGTGCTAGCCATGTTGGTAGACCAGTCATGAGTCCATTCATCGCTATAATAATCTATGGTCGAAGGATAATCAGTTATATATGCATCTTGTTGAAGCATTTACAAATTTAAATTATTTTTCGACTCAATCATTCTTCTAACCCACACTCTTTTATATCTTTTAATATTGTAGTTACTCCACTCAGAATAAGACTTAGTTGGGGAAACATGGACAGTTGATTTTATTTTAATCTTACTCATGCCTCTACTTCTTTTTGTTTATTCTGAAGTACATACCTGTGCTCATTCCTAGGGGCAGTAACAGATACCCAATCTATAGAGTCTGAACTAGCTTGATAGAGAAGCTCTTTGCATTCATCTTCAAGGTTATAGCTATACTCCCCATCCACAATTCTAGATACAATCTTAAGCAATCGTGGGAGGAGAGTTATTTGTTTAGCAAGCAGAGTAGTATGCTTTATCTTACTCCTTACTGTCCCATACATCTTACAGACATTAGTATCTCCTTGCTTGATAAGAATACTGCATAGTGCAGTACTGTTCTTATAAAACCGATGTACACTTAAGTTATCAGATACATCTAAGACTGCATATCTTTCGATCTGCTTGTTAAGATTTTCTATCTCATACTGTTTGCTCTCAATTTCGTTTTGTAGAGCATATACTTTTTGATTGAGCTCACGTAGTGTAAGCTTCTTGGACTTTATTTCTCCCATGTTTTTGAAATATTAGTATCAGCCTTAAGCAACTTATTAGGGATGACTACGTTAGCAGCCTTCTCCATAAGCTCTGTCATTCTTGCTTTCCACTCTTCTGCAATTTCTTCTTTGCAGATAGTATCTATCTGATCGTGGACAGTCATGACAATTTTGACTGATTGATTATAGTTTCTCTCTATCTCTGTGTGTATGTAGTAGAGAGCCAGTTTAGTCATATCAGCAGATGAACCTTGGATTGGGGTATTTTTTGAGGCTCTCTCAATACTCCCAAGCTCCATAAAGTTATCTCTGTTGTTGTACATTTTAGCGGTCCAATTTTCGAACCACCTAACCCTGTTAAATGGGGGGAAAGTTCGTATCTTCCCAGTACGTTTACCTTGCTCCCCTAAGTTATTAAGAAAGCTTTCAATAGATGGGAAGGCTGTAAAATATTTTACAATAAGGTCTTTAGCTTCCTGTAAAGATATTTGTAACGTATCACTCAGCTTGTTAGGACCCATCCCGTAGGCTAACCCAAAGTTAATTGTCTTAACTTTAGTTCTTAGTTCCTTATGCTTTGGGCAACTACACTTCTGCTTATGACTCATATAGACACAACCACTCTCAGCGTTATCTACCCATTCTTTCTGAAATACGAGATCCGCACACACAGAGTGAAGATCTTCGCCATTCTCAAGTGCTCTTAAGAATACAGGATCGTTTGACCCATAAGCAATAACATTTAGCTCTTGACTAGAATAATCTGAACTAACAAATACCCACCCATTTGGGGGGTAAAAGCAATTCCTAAACGTATTATCACTTGGGATTTGCTGCATGTTAGGGGATGAAGAGCTCACCCTCCCAGTATCCAGTATCTGCTGAAAGTTTGTATGTACCTTATTATCAGAGTTTACATACTTAAAGAACTTACTCCCATAAGCATTAGCTAGCTTAGTTAGTTCTTTATATCTGATATACTCCTTAATAATTGGGAACTTATACTTGTATTTATATAAGTTCTTCCCATTTACATCTTCAAGACTAGGGATGAGAGTTTGAAATACTTCAAGAACTTGTTTCGGGGAACCCCAATTAACATTTGTTTTTCTTAAGGTCTCCGAAAACAAGTCTTGTTGTACTGGTTGAATAAACCTATTAAGTTGACTAGTTTTAGATACAGTATCATCAAGAGTAACCTCCATTTTACTGGCGAGCTCTTGATTCTTCTTAGCCATCTCAACCCATTTGTCTTTGTTGATGTTTAGTCCTTCGTATTCAATTTCCGCAAAGACTCTAACAACTCTGTTCTCCAGTTCGGATACTTGAACCAGTTCATGTAGAGCAAGTAACGGTACTTGCTTCTCTCGAATCTGTAGGAGATATGTAACGTCTTTAGCCCCATAAACAATCTGATTGTCCGTGTAGGGGCGACCTTGGAGGTTGATAAACTTGTTCCTCTCCTCCTTGTCCAGATCGACATTGAGGTAACGTTTACAGACCTTTGCGAGTGAGAAACCATAGTCTTGCTTCCCACAATGTAGAATCTTTTCCGTAAGATAGGTGTCGTAAATGTTCTTACAACTGATTCCTTCCCCCCATCGTTTAATAAATTTATAATCGAATTTTGCATTATGAAAGATTTTGATTATGTCCTCTGACTCTAATATTTGTCTTAGAGGACCGATAGATACATGTCTTGTATCTATTACGAACTGTTCATGTTCGTCCCCGATCTGGAACATAATCATCTTCTTACATGTAAAGTCAAATCCCTCAGTTTCTGTATCTACCCCAAGGACTGGTTTGTCTTTACAATATTCAACTACATCATCTATCGTAGCAGACTTAATGATGTCAGACTCTATGCTAGTCTGAGACGTTACGAAGTGTATCATCTGGTTCCAGTTTCTGGTTTTCTTTATGCTTGAGCACGAGGGTTAGTATAGCATCAAGCTGTTCCAATGTCATGAACTCATCATCTAAATAAGCATAATTAAGTTTCTGTGCTTTCGCTTTCTTAATAAGAGACTTAATTCTCTGCACTATTGTAGGTTGCTGAGCCAATACATAAATGAATTTCATCTTACCCATGATGTTGTGAATCTAAATTATGAGTATGAAAAGAAAGAGGGACGTCTCCCTCTCTCAAAAAACAAACCTAAATCAAACCATGCGGTACGTCTACCACATGACATCCTTACGATGCAATCTCCCCAGTCTCAATGTCTACGTTGGCATAAATACCAGACACTGATTCTGAAGAAGCATCGGCTTCAAGGAACGTGTGCTTTGGTTCCCCCAAAACCACATCTGGATTAGAGAAGATGTGTTGTCCCTTGTGAGTGATGAACTCACCTTCAGCCCCACGACGCTTAGCAGCGCGGTCAATGTTCTCCGACTGCCATGGTGTTGGGGTTACTGTCTCCGTGATTTGGACACGGATTCTGTTCCCATCCATCGTTGGGTTGAGGATGTTGAGAGGAAGAATCTCATAACCCTCTACTGTAGATGTGTACTTTGCATTTTCAAAGTCCACCCCCAAGTTCTTCTTGGCATCAGAAGGTTCTGAAGTCAACCAACAACGACGAGCCCCTCCTGACTGTGAGAATCGGTTATCTGACTTGTTGAAGACAGACAACAGACTCTGCGGACGATCTGGGGTCACCATTTTCTCAGCAAACTCAAGCTGAATCTTGTTACCGTTCACTTTGCGCGCCTGAACGAGAAGCGTTTCTCCTGGAGTTAAGGTCTCCAAGCTACCTGTGTTAACCTGATTTTCCATGATTTTTTATGGATAATACATGATATTAATGATGAGAACTGTTGAAGGACGTTCTCTTTCTCCTGTGCTGTTAGTCTACGACAGATACTTCGTACTGTTCTAAGACAAAGTTCTTCAATGAGATTACAGTCGTTGGGACAGGAGTACTGATTGACTCGTACTCTGCAACAATAAGTGTACTGCTATTATGAGTCAGTAGTATATCGCTGTCAATGATGTATCTCAGGACACAGTCTGGGGTTCTAGCCCCAAAGAGGGACATCCCAGTATCTGGGTCTTCGATTGAATAAATCTTTCTGTTCAACAAGATTCTCTTGGTCTCCAAGTATGAAGGAGTGTAGTCCTTTATCTGTAAGCTGGGCATGAGGACTGATATTGAGTTGTGTAACCTGTTGAAGAGCAAGAAGTGCAGTAGATAAGGACTGCAATTCCAAGAAGGGTGAGCAATGCTCGGACAATGTTTCTTTGAGACATTTTATATGAGGATTTGATGTGAATCAATTTGAGTTGAGTTCAGCAACTGCTGTTATCCAGATGATGAATGCGAGTGCGATGATGTACTCCATGTGCAATACTATTGTATGTTACGGAATGTAACGATTGTGAAAATGAGGTGGAAATGGAGGGAGAGTCATAAGGACATCCTCTCATAACCAATGAGTTAAACCATTCGACTGATGGAGCGAATGGGTCTATGATGGAGAATAAATAAGATGGAGACCGAAGTCTCCACCCTACTTAGAACGACATGCTGTCGATGTCTGAGTAATGGTTCACAGTCGCAATAACTTGTCCGTCAGTGCAGGTGAATACGTTGAACTCAGACAGCTTACCATCCTGAGAGTTGCCTCCAACAGGGTAAGTACCAGGTCCGTTATGACCATCCTTGTAGGTAACACTGATGAAGTTACCATTGGGTCCAGCTACCAATCGAGCTGATGCTGCGCCATTACCGCGCAAGAATTCTACAAAACTTTGCATATGATTTAGGTTT